ACTCCTTACCGCAAGACTCTCTGAACCTTCCGGTCCAGTAAGACTTGTCGGAGTTAACCTGAAAACCAAAGTTTTCAAGCTCACTCACGACGGACAGCACGTGATCTCTGGGGACGATAATATCGTCTCCAAAGACGCGCACCTGACCCGCAAAACTCTTAAGAGTTCTACGAGTCAGCGGAGTGTTGAGCTCACGCTCAATCCCCAAGAAGATCACAGTCGCAAAGACCATGGCTTCAAAGGGAAAGCAGAGAGCTGAACCCATAGACGCGAACTTGGCAAGGCGCAAAACGCCATGACCAGGAACGTCAGCCTTCCTAGATCTACACGCTTGAACAGCCTCGAGCAATTCGGGGGTGTCATCGAGTAGAGCTAGTACATGCTGATTGGAGACACGATCGGAAGCCTCACTCATATCGAGTGTAGCCAGATCTCCGCTGAGAGATCCGGAACGAGCAAGTTCCCTGTTGGGATCCTGATCGTCAATTCCGATAAGCTGGCGGAGGAAACCATCCTCAGACCAAGCTTCAAGGAAAGATCGCAAGAGACCTTGCTGCGCATATTGCATCGCAGTAGGTTCAATCGCGATAATCCTAGGTGTCTTCAACGACTTAGGAACGGTGATAACCCTTACGGGAATCTCCGAACCGGGTTCGAGGAAGTTCACACGTTCATTGAGATGCTCCCCAAAGGAGTCATTCACAATGAGGTGGTCCTCAGCGGGTAGAACCCGTTGAAGACGATTGGTCCAGGTTAGCTGATCCCACTTAGCATTACTGCTAGTGCGGTCAGCTACAGCGCCTGGGCCATGCTTCATGACGACTCGACGAAGATGAACATCTCTGTCCATCTTCGCAAAGAGTTCGCCATAAAGCAGCCTGGATACGCGAATGAAATCCTTCTTGTAAGAAGGATCCAAACGCGCATCAGACAGCCGAACTTCCTGCTCACACGAGACATAGCTGGACATCGCACGTCTCTCACGACTGGCACTCACGTGACCAGTGGAGACCCCTCCCGGGGTCTCCTGAGGGAGAGCGATTTTGCTAAACACCAACGTTAGTTGGCGCAAAGCAAAAATTGCTTCGATGTCCGGCGAGTCAAGCAACACGCCACTACTAGGATCGAACACACGTCCAAGGAAACCTTGCAGAAATGCAGGGAGACCAGTACGAC